CGTCTTGTTTTGCAGCGATTTTGGTGGAGGTACTTCCATCCGCTCCCATCGGCACTACTGAAACCTCGTTGAGTTGTCCGGACTCGACCAGCGTAAACGGGCCTTGCAATTTCTGGCCGTTGACTTCAGCTTCCACGCCAGCCTCAACAAAACTACGCTTCTCCGGGTTAACTCCTACGCTGGCCTGGAACTTAAAACCGTTGGATGCCAACGTTTTGACAGAGCGTGATGTTTCGCTATCAGCCATGACTTCGCCAGACATTGAAAGTGTCTTCTTGTCATTTACTATTGCGGTAGTCTGTCCGAGAATACTGTCAACAGTATAAGCGTTGTGAGCGTACAGGATCGGGGTTGATGCTTCGGCTTTCAACCCAGCAAGGTCAATCACGACCGGGCCATAATAGCCGACGTTCATAATGCCGCCGCTGTATGCCTCAATCTCAATGGTTGGCAGCTTGGCTTCTTTGCCTTCGACTTGCGCCGCTGCTACGATCTTGCATTGTCCGATTGCGATGATAGGGTGTTTCATTCAGTCTCCTTGGGTTTGTCGTCTTCTTCAGGTTCGTCTACGGTAACCGGGGCAAATTGGCTGTTTGAATCAATGAACGGAGCTGGGACAAGTCCGGCGTCAGAACGCGCCTTATTCCATTCCGTTTCAGCGTCAATGCGTTCCTTGATCCATTGCAATGTCTCGCGCTTGTGGTCTGCGCCGTGCTTGGCCCAATACCGTGCGCGGGTAAGCGTCCCGTTCTTCAATCGTGTCTCGTCGGCGTTAGCTTCCTTGTTCGGGTCAACGTGGCCGCGCCCGGCAAAGTGCCATTCGTGATCCTGTAACTCGATCATTTGTGACGCGCTTAATGCGGCCGTTATACGATATTCTGCGAGCCATGCAGCGTAAACACGATTGAGAACATCATGCGTGATTTCTGCCCGCTCGACTTCAATCCCGCGCTCATAGGTTTGATGGTCGAGCCGCCCAGAAGCGTAGTTGTATCCGGAAGAATCACACATCGCGATGTTGGTCGGCATGGAGAGGCAACGCGCCGCCTCGTTGATGATTTCCTTTTTGAACATCGCGTATGTAGTGGCGGGCTGTTCGGCTTTGAGCTGTGCCAGCTTCCACCCTTCCGGCAAACTGATAAGGTTATTCCGTGCAATCTCGATCATGGTCAACGGATCGGCAAGCTCTGCGGCTACATTATCCGGCAGCATATCGGTTTGCATCACGCCAGAGATTTCAGCGGCACGAGCTGCGGCATTGATTACAGCCTTCGTGAATAGCCGCAACTCGCCAAACAGCGACAACGCAGGGACAAGTTCAGACACCCCGCGCACCTGTCCAGGTCGGATCTCGCGGAAATAATGAAGCACATATTCCGCTTTAGTCCAGTCGCCTTTCAGCGATTTCATAAAGCGGCGGTAGTCGCCTGGATGAGTATTAAGTACGCGATACTCAACCGGATTTCCTTCATCATCAAATCGGATACCGTCAATCTCTTTGTCATTCTGCATGCCGATCCATGACTCAATCCTGTCGCATTCCATCAAGCGCAGATCCAGCTTGACCGGATTGACGACTTTCCGGTTTGTGACGAACAGCCCAAACGCTTCGCCGTCAACAACTTTCGCGCGCCGCATGGTTCGCAGCTTGGCCCATAGGTTGACCGCCATTGCCCACGATGAAAAGGCGCACTCCGTCCGCTGTGATAGATCAGTGTCGCCGAGCTGCAACTGGATTTCAGGGCCGATGGTATCGGCGGCAAGTGTTTCAACAATCCCGTAAGCATAGGAGTTGTTCGCCACTTCATACCGGGCGCGATTGCGGATTGTCTTGCGGACGCTCGGACTGTTCGCTTCGGCTGCGCTCAGGCTATCAACGTACTTCCAAAGATTGGCGTTTTCATCCGTGCTGCGTGAAACATCATAACGAGCGTTGATCCGCTTAACGCTGGCATTATCAACATCAAACACCGGACGCGCTGCCTTGGCTCTTACCGCGCGTGGCTTGCTCTTTGCGCTCGTCGTTTTTGCTTTTGATGCCATTAGTGCTCCGGTGGCTTGAGTGGTGTCATACGAAATCCGAAGGCATTACCGGCTTCGCTCTTGAGCTGGCGCCGCATCTTCATCAGCGAATCCATGCTGTTTTGCGTCACGCTCATTCCGTCGATAGTGAACGATTGCGCCCCACTCAGGAGTGCTTCAATCGCTGTCTCAACCTTTGCAAGTGTCAACGCCATGAGCTACCTCGCTCGATTAACCAGTGCGACCAGTGCCATTCCCGCGTCCGCCACCTTTGCCGCCGCCGGGTCCGCCCTTTGAACATCCGCCGGTGTTTGCGTTTCTACGCCCGCCGCCGGACTGACGCCCGCCGCCGGACTGACCCCTGCCGCCGCCTGCTCCTCTTTTCGCGCCTGCTGCCATGACTCGCCGCCTTCCGTTAATCCGTTTGACCTGCGAAACAAAAAAAGCCGTCCTGTTCTGCCTGGCAGTACGGCTTCTGTTTGCGTTGTGACTCGCGCCGGGATGATCGGTCCCGCACAGGTCTATTTCGTTGTCACATAATTATCGTTTCACGGCTTTGCGTTTTTGTCAAGTGGGTTGGATGACACATCTGTCACTTACACAAATACGGCTTTTCGCCTGCGTTGAACATCATACCGCTTTTTCGCATGACCGAAACTCGTGTCCGCAATGCCTGCATATCCGATCGCGCATATTTCGATTGCCGTATGTTTTCCTGTGCTGGTGAACCCGTGTATCCGCGCAATTACATTTCGGACACCTGACACCGTGATCGTCATCGCTGCCGTTGTAATCATCCGGCCAAACCCGGCGCCGCATCGGATCGTTTATGCGTTGGCCTGTCAAATCATCTTGCATACGTTACCTCCTTAAATCCGATTGTGTGTACTTCTTGCGGCCATTCGTTCGCACCACCGGCTCGCCACTTGCTGACAATCCCATTACTGCCGCCGCAACCCAACACCCCGTTAAAGCATCGCCCCAATCCCATTGTGAGCCTGGAGCATGATTGAATTCCCACCGCATACCGTTCGGCGTCTGGTATTTGTTGGTCAACTTCTCAGCCACGATCTGATCTGCAAAGGGCATGTGATACCGAACCGTCGCGGCATTGTGCAACGTGAAGCCACCAGCCGCTTGTGGCTCAGCCAGGAATGCACGTTGCGCCACTTCCCGCCAGTAATCGGTATTGAACATGACGTATCGCTTGTGCTTGTCCGTGAGTGAATGCTGAATGTGACAATGCTCGTATGGCTTTCCAATCAGGCTTGTCGCCCGTATCCTGTACTTGTGACCAGCTCGGCCAATCGCCGCAATAACTCTGAACGGATAGCCGCCGGACTGATTCGCCCAATTACAAAAGCGGTGAACAGTGTCAGATTCAAACCCGGCATCGATTAGGAAGGTTCCAAGCTGTATCTTTTCACCGCCTTTTTCGTAGCTGAATGCGGTTGCCTTTATCCGGTCGCATACTTCTTTCAGTCCTGCATATATCTTCTGCTGCATCACCTGTTTGCTTGCGTTCTTTGGCCATAAATCGCCACGGTCGGGGAAGTGACCATACGCCGGAGTGTGTCCGGTCATCGCCTGATCGAATCCGGCAAGGCAATAATGCAAGCCGCCGTTCGCCCGGTTGATATCGCAATGCCCGACGAATACGGTTGTGTCCTTTGGGAGTTTCAGCCGTGGGAGCTTGATTGTATGGAGGCATATTTGCTGTGGGGTCAGATCGTACTGAGCCGCGATGATCGCCTTCGGATCGTTCTGATACTCGGCCCAAAATTGATCGCCGGTCTCAATCAGTAGATTCTCAGCGGTCTGCAAGGCTGATATTTCGCCGTCCCTCACCCGCTCTTTCCATGATACCTCAGCACCTTTGTCCATCGCCGACCGGTTCGCTTTGTAGAACTTCGTGGCTTCACCAACCCCGCGCCCTTCCGATACAGCGTCCCGGTAGATTTGACCGTACTCAACCCACAAACCATCCTGTTCATCCGGCCACTTATTGACAAGCTGTGATGTTTCGCCCTGCCATTCCGGGTGTGCCTTGTGATCGAGAAACCTTGCAGCCAGGTCGCCCGGAATGGTTATCGTGCAGGGCATTACGGCGGTAATCTTCTTCCGTGGCCCAGCCAGGCCAAGTACATCGCCGGTGATAATCCGCTCCCTCATAGCACATTGCGTCTGGCTCTCTGCCGATTCTCGGGTCTGCGGGTCGTCGAGTATCACGAAGTCAGGCCGGAGTGTCTTCCCTGTTTTGGTATCCTTCCACTTGCCCCGAATCGCCCCCGTCAGTCCGTGACCCTCGACTATTGCGCCATTGCTTTTGTATTGATTTCCTTTGCCGTCCAGCACTTCTGGCATTACGAGTGTGGTCTTGCTCCACTTGATTCCGCTCGTCTTGCCGTCTGCCCTGAGCTGGAACTTTGCTTTGATCGCCTTGCCATCCGTAGCCCTTGCATACGTTGTAACGTGCGGGTAGTCCTTGTGCAGGCTGTCGCTCTCTTGAATCCGTTGCCGCATGAACTCAATGAAAGCCTGAGCCATTTCTGCCGTGGCCGCGACGATAACAACGTACTTACGCCGCCCAGTGAGCATCACATACAGAGCTATCCATTTCAGGATAGTTGTTTTCCCGTGGCCCCGCGGCATTGCCAAAGCGAATAGCCCACCCTTATTGATGGCTTTCTTGATCTTGGCAATGACTTTCTTATGGTCCCTGCTGAACGGTTGGTCAAACGCTTCTCCGCCGTAGTGTTTAATCCACTTAGTCGGGGACTTCTCTAGGCGGGTCCGGGCCGCTTTGACCTCAGATGTAGGATCAACGTGCTTGACTATCCGGGCTAATTTGCGCGAAGCATCGACCAGCCGAGCGTGTTTGATCGCTTGAGATACTTGTTTTTTGTCTGCTCGGGATAGTTTAGGCATTGGAAACCTTAGCAATTATAGAGTCCAGCCTGCGTATCAATGTAGGATTCTCGACCTCGCAATTTAGCAAGATACATATTCTGCCGGCCGTACCGTTCGCCCGCGCTTATATGCCTGCGTTGCCATGTATACCCGCAAAACAGACATTTATGAGGGCACCTTATCGACTGTTCCTTAAACGGCTTACCGTTAGTCATTGTCACTGTGTGTGGATACGGTTTGTCTGTTTGCTCTATTCGGTACTGATTGTCAGGGCTGAACGTGTCTGACCATATTACGGCTGGCGATTCTATCCGGTCCTCGCTTTCGTGCTTACCGATAAGATCGACGATGAGTTTTTCCGCACGCCCCAAGACAAATACATCAACCGCTTGTAGAAACGGACGCACGTTCAGCACTCCAGCGCCACCAGCTACCACGAGCGGCTTGCCCGGTTTCCATGTAGCGCGCTCAGCGATGAACGGCCACCAATCGCAATCGCTTGTAATGCTAACGAGTACAACATCAAACGTGTGGATCGTTGCGCGGCCTGCGTACTCAACGGTGTACCCTGCTGTACGCACGGCGTGCAACACAACCTCAAATCCTGGCCACGCCCTTACATTGTGGCTCTCTGTGGTGTAGATCTGCTTGGCATATTTGTCCATGACGTAAGCTGCAATCTTCACGCGTTCACCTCAAACGCAAACCCGCACTTCGGGCATTTAATGAGAACCGGATCGTCGTTGCCTTCCGACGAGGACAGATCTATTTCTTTCGCAGTAAGTTCATCGTTTGTAAACCCGGTTGTTATCAATTCCTCCATATCCCACTCGTTCGTCAACATATCCATATCGTCCTCGCCAAACGCCCGATTATCCATGATGATAAACCGCCGCTTCTGCTCGGCAGTCAATCCCTTCATGCGGTGCACCCATTCTGCCGGGATCTCTTTAAGCCCCAATTCCTTGCAGGCACGCCAGCGCATATTGCCACCCAGGATGACACTGTTTTCGTCTACTACGATCCCGCGCGCTGGCATCGCTTCCGGGAAATCCTTGATGCTGTCGCACAGTTTCTGAAACTTTTCATCCTTGATAAATCGCGGGTTCTTTGGCAGTCCGTGCGAACCGTCATTTAGTTTCAGGCTGTTTAACTTGATGTGCTTTGCTGGCATGGTGTCCTTTCTGTATCAGTATCAAAGTATATTTACGCGAT